TTGTGTTTTGATTATTCGACTATGGCAACAATCAGATTAACAATTTTAAGTTCTATTAAGGAACATGATGGCAGGCTTCCCATCTTAGTCTGCATCTCCCAAAAGAAAGAACGCGCCTACATCAAAACAGAGTTTCTGTTAGATGATATTGCAGAATTCGATAACGGTAAAGTCGCTTACCGGAAGGATGCGAATGTCATGAATAAAAGGCTTGAATTTGTGTTTTCACAATACAAAGAGAAGTTTAATTCTATTGAATGCATAGACTATTTTTCTGCAATTCAGATAAAGCGGATTATAATGTCCAAGGAACGCCCTTCACATATTTCGTTTTTGGATTTCTGGAAACAGCGCATAAATGAAATTAAGGAAGAGGGTAGGGAAAGCTATGCCAAAATGAATGAGGAGACTGTACGGGTGTTTGCTAATTCGGAAGGAGATGTACCTATTCCTGCAATTAATACTTTATTGGTAGAGCATTTTAAAAAGTGGATGATAAAGAAAGGTTATGCTAATGGGAACATCGGATTGAGATTGACCCATCTGAAAGCCCGGATAAACGAGCTGATAAAATCAGGTGTTCTGAAAACGGATGTGCACCCATTTGCGTACACGAAAATACCAACAGCAGAACCTAAAGAGTGCGATCTTTCAATAGAAGAATTTCAGAAAATACAAAGGGCGGAAGTCGAAGGAAAACGGTTGAATTTAGGTCGGGATATGTTTTTACTCTCTTTCTATTTGTGTGGTATCAATCTGAAAGATTTATTATCAGTCGATTTGTCGGTGAATATACTTTCTTTTGAAAGAATCAAGACTGTTCATGCTAGGACAGGGAAATCAGTTATAACGATACCCATACACAGTGAAGCGAAAGCAATTATCAGTAAGTACATAAATAAAAGCGGATTTTTGGATTTGGGGTATTCTTATACCTATTCTAACTTGCAAAAGTACATCAATCTTTGCATGAGGGAACTAAAAGAGCACTTGGGAATCAAACAGACATTGTGTTTTTATTCCGCCCGTAAGACTTTTGCACAATTCGCCTCTGAACTTGGCATACCTGATGGAGTGATAGATTATTGTCTCGGTCATTCGGATAAGAGTAGGGGAGTTATTCGATATTATACACGCACTAGAGCTATACAAGCTAAAGCAGCCGTAGAAAGGGTTATTGATTATGTGAATAACCCCGATAAATACAAAGATGTTATAGAATTCAGAGAAAGACTTATTCTTCTACAGCAGTAAGAAACAACAGCCTACTTGAAGTCATGTTTCCCAATCTAGATACTTTAAGTAGGCTGTTTCTCGTCATACTCCCATCTAAAGCCATCGTGAACCTCGACTTTCTTTTGTAGACATTGCAGTAAATAATATCTTGAGATGTTGAATTGCTTCAATATGGATTTAACACTATCCCATCTTTTTATAAGGTTACCTTCCTTGTCATATTGATTTATTGGTCTCATATTTTTCTTGCATGGCTTATATTCTGGTACCTCATTCTTGTTATATGACCATAGAAATCCGCCAGCGGTTATTTGGTGGGCATATCTATTACAAGCTGATGAAATGTGCCCACAATAAATATTCAATTTTCTACCAGCTTCGCTTGCACTTTCATGTTCAGCAATGAAAGTACCATCTTTACTAAACTGATAAACTTTTCTAGGAGCATTTTTCGCTTTATTACGAACTAATGTAGAGAGTTTCTTCGCAATTGCTTCTTTAGAGGAGGAATTCTGTTTATTCCTTTTATGAGTAATTGGATTGTTTGAATTTTCCTTATATGTAACCCATCTTAAATTGTCTATACTATAATCTATTCTTATAGTATTTATATGATCTACGCATGGTTTATTCTCTGGATTTGGAATAAAGGCTTCTGCTATTAATCTATGTAATGGAATATTTTGATATTTTCCCTTTATGTGAAGTCTGACTGTTGGATAACCTTGAGTATTAATTTTATGTGAAATTAATGCCCCTTTTCTAGTCATGGTTCTCCCATTTACCCTAATAATAACACAATCAAGTGAACGAACCCTACCTAAATTAGATACTTGGTAAAAGCCTTCATATCCCTTGATATCTTTCCAAATTTCATCCATGCTTTTTTGCTTTAAAGTTAATAAATAAAAGGCAGTCTTCAAAGGTCGTGCTAAGACTGCCTTTCTGAATAATCGTGTAAAAATCATACTGTGAGCATATCAATACACGCAGCATGATGATTCACGCCCTTATAATGCTGAGAAAACTCTCTAAATTGGTCTAACAGCCCCATCTGTATGATAAAAGAATATAATTCACTCTTAGCTTCTTTCTCAATATAAAACCGCTTTTGTACTTCATTTAAAAAGTCGCTGAATACTGGTATTGAATGTGTATTTGAACATTCAATTTCAATTGTTGCCATATTTTTCTTTTTTCATAATCGTTATATTTTATGTGTTTATACTTTAAAATCCGGCTGACGGTTCGATTTCAGTGCGTGCACTCACTTAATCGCTATTGCCAACGTCTAAGACTACCACTTTCGGACTATATTAGAAATCACAAGACCACGAATATTCTTTTTTCAGTTTATCCAGTGCCTTATCAGTTACATAATAGACATGACCACCACAGTTTGCACGGCTGATAGAACGGCTTTCTTTCAGTTCAACGGGCTTGTTAAAGCTGATTGCACTTCTGTAACCACATGAGATAATAAGAAAATCTGCGTTCTTCTTATATGCATCCAAAGATGTCTCTTTATACTCACCTCTCTTTTGAGCTTCTTTTGTCATTGCTATTGTTGCTTTCATAATTCTTTTTATTTAATGTTTATTCTTTATTCATTTCTATATTCTTTTGCTTTAATCACCGCAGTATTGAGAGCCCATATAGCCTTTACTATTTGAATTGTAACAGTCAGACCAAGTTAAGCTATCCGGTTGTGCCGGTTGGTTCTTTCTTTCATTATGAGCAGCCCAGCTTGCTTCAACCATAGCTTGTAACTTGGCTTCTTTCTCTGCACGTACCTTTACAGCATCTTTCGCCCAACGCCAAGCAGCTTGCAGACATTCGCCCCAAGAGCGACCTTTTCTCTGATACTCATTATTATATAATCTATGAGCATCTTTCATGATTTGAGATAAGTTGTAGCGTTTCATAATCGTATATTTTTAGCGTTTATACTATTTTGTTGTACTTTGATGATGCAAATATACTATTTAAATAGTACGCATGCGAACAAAAAGAACTATTTAATTAGTATATTAACCTTATTTAATACTATTATAATAGTATAAAATGAGAATAAACGTACTTTTGTAAAAAAATACATGCTTATGAACCTAAGAATAACCGAACATTGTAAATCGCAAGGTATTACCCTGCAAGATTTAGCTGACAAAATGGGGGTAGCCCGTTCTACATTAGCTAATACGTTGTCAAAAGGCAATCCCACTATTGAAACACTTTCCAAGATAGCCGATGCTCTTGGAGTGGAAGTCACAGCTCTATTCGAGAAGTCTTCCGACGAAGTAGTCGGAGCCATCCGGATCGGGGACAGCACTCATGTTGTGAATAGCAAGGAGGATATTAAGAAACTGGCGGAAAACCTTTAAAAATAGCAAAAGAATGGAAAAAAAAAGAGCAAAAGAACTTATTATAAAGCAACAGAATGAAATCGATTCACTCAAAGTATACGAAAACTCTTTAGTTAAACCTTTTCAGTCTTGGAGAGAGCAGACCCAAGTCGTGATAAAAGCTATTTTTGGAATTAATTCCAATTATTATAAAAGATTTGATGCTTTAGCTTTTTATCCCCAAGTACAATTAATTAGCCCATCAATGACTCACAACACCAAAATAAAGGAATCATATTTAAGAGATTTAGATAGATGTGCTACAATGATGGATGGCATGATCGCAGAAATAGAAATTAGGGAAGATGGTACTAACATCGACTCTAATGATACAATTACCACAGTGCAAAATATCTGTAATCGTTTTCATCAAATATCACGTCAGCTAAAACAACGTCATGCAAACCGTTCAACTATCGAGATAGTGGATGAATATGATGTGCAGGACTTACTACACGCACTTCTTCGTTTGCACTTCGATGATGTACGCGCAGAAGAGTGGACGCCAACTTATGCAGGTGCTGCTTCTCGTATGGATTTCCTTCTAAAAAAGGAGAAGATTGTCATAGAGGTGAAGAAGACTCGGAATAATTTAGGAGCCAAAGAAGTAGGTGAACAGTTAATGATAGACATAGAGAGATACACCGCACACCCTGATTGCGATACTCTAATTTGTTTTGTTTACGATCCTGAAGGAAGAGTTGCCAATCCGGTAGGAATAGAACGTGACTTGAACCGAGAAACAGATGCACTAAAAGTAATGACCATAATTACACCTAAATAATAAATCTCAATTTCACTAATAATTAACCTATTAACCACCAAACGCCCACATCCAGTTTGCCGACCGATGCGAGCGTTTTTTATACGAAGGTAAAGCAAAAGCAAGCGGAAATAGCCATAAACAGGGTGATAGACTATACCAACAATCCAGAAAAATATACTGAATATATAGAGATGAGAGCAGATATTATGCTGATGAAAGGATAACCGAACCTTTTTCTTATATTTGCTGGAAAATAATCTATATGACATTTGAAGAAGCAATTGCTCTCATTGAGCGAATAAAAGACCAGATTGTCGGTGCTCCAGTTAAAGGTAGGCTCATTGAATCTTTGTTCATTGGGCCAACCAACTGGGATGAAATGCATGTCTTTATGAATATCAGTTTGCAAAAAGGAGAGGATGAAGCTATCAACGAGTTTATTGGCAAAAGTTTTTCTGTGTATGGCAGGTCAGTAACTTATATTAATCCGGATCTTCCGCGGTGGGATGTAACCGTGTTAGACGATTGGGAAAAGACGATATACAATTAAAGAGGTAGCTTATTCGGCTACCTCTGTTTATATCGGAACCAAAGGAGAACAGTTTTCTCGGTTTACAACTATATCACGCATATTAGGCTTATTATTAAAATTTCGAGATATATTTTTTATCAAATCGATATAATTATCTGTCCTATCTTCGTACTGTCGATAAAAGACTTTAATAGATAGGCAATTGTCATGCTCAAATAAAGTATTTAATAATGTCCGATCAGAGTTTCCACATGAATGCCCCATTATAAAGACCTGATATGGCCCTAATGCAATAAACTCCAAAAGACTTCTATAATTTTTGGTTTTATGGTATCTTATAGATTTAATATTCTCTAGAAAATCATTATTCTGTAATCTCTCTATTCTTTCATAATCATCATCTAGCTCATCACCATATCCGAATATAATGGGATTATTTTCATTGTTAAGCTCTCCATGAATATTAATAATCTTGTCATTTCCATTTTTAACATATAATTTTTCTGCCGTTTTTGTATAATTAAAATTTAGAATCAAGGTGTTTGGTATAAGATTCTTTTTTTTAAAATTGTCATTATTAAGTTTCTTATCAATATAGTATCTCAGTTCTTCATCCTTTGTCAAGCATTCATTATATGAAAGATCTCCATGACGGTCAATGTCAAAATCAAAACGTATATCCATATTAGAAAAAAAAGAGTTAATAAATGCAGTTTGCTTACAAGTGGCAACTTCTTCAAATTCTACATAACTTGAAAATGCATCTTGTATAGATTGATGTTTTTTCAGTTCTGTGTTTTCAGTAATCCTAGTTAAATATTTTTCTAGCAATCTTTTTACACTATCAAACTCTTTATTAAGCGTATGGATACTTTCGTTTTGCTTTTGGTAATTTTCTTCTTGAAGTAGCTCTTTCAATGCCTTATAATATTCATTTTCTATATCTACCCAATTCACAAGAGAACATTGATGAGATATACGTTCAAAAAAATGATTTGTGAACGTTAAAGTAACTGTCACATTAGAACTAGGATCATTATTATGCTCATCAATTAGTGTATGCAATTTCCATAAAGGACTATCTTCTTTATAAGAAGAACAAGCTTTATTAACTCCGGTTTTATCATATTCTTTTCCAATTTTTATAAACTGATCTTCATAGTCATTAAGAGGGTGTTTGCCCCCTCCATATTGTTGGTCTAACAACCGCCAGTATTTATCATAAATCCTTTCTTCAACAGTATCCCAATAATCATTTATAAAATCTTTATATCCAGTCTTTAAATTGTGAGCTAAATCAAAACCGTTACCAATAATTATAATTCTATTCATACTGGAGACTTATTTAAGTTAATAACAAAAACATCATAATTCAAGAACGAAGTTATGATCGCATTTATTTCCCATATTATATTTTTAAACATTCAATATTATTATTGTTTACAAAATCTTCAAACTCACCTTTCAATTCCCTACTCAATTTTAATTCGCTATTCCAAAGAGGTAATCTTTTATTTTGTATAACAGACTCCAATATTAAACAGTATTCTACTAGTAACGGATTGTCATTTTCTGTATTATACCAACATATTTCCAATTTGCAGATAGATAGCGCACGCATTTTTTCAGGCCACAGTTTCCATCTAGGAGTCCTTTGCTGCTTCCCAATTATTCGTCTTTTTAGCCCTCCTTTGCGATGCACTGTCTTTCCATTTTCTATATGCCCTGAACTTCCAATATAAACTGGAACCTTCGTCCCTTTAAAATAACCGTATACAATATACACTCCACAACAATCATCAGGAATTTGAGCCTTCTCGCATTCTCTATTCAAATTGTCATCAATAGCAAATTTTAAACATCCCTGTTTATTATAGCGATTTAATAAATCAAACATACCTTTCCAAATGTTTTTTTATAATTTCTGCCATCTCCTTTAACATATCATCCTTTACATCCGCACTTAGCTGACGAGTATGGATTACAAGTTTTCTACCACCGGCATCATGATGAGTATAAAACCAATTCCCTTTATTAAACAAAAATCTACCGACATCATCACCATCATAAGTGACACCAAAAATCTTATCTATCTCGCGAATATTGTCATTATTCTGAATATAATTAGAACATGCCAATATAATCACAGGAAAACTTTGAATAAAGGAGGATACCTGGAACAATTCTTTCCGTGAGGAAATTCCACTTTTATCGGCTTGAGCAGTTCGGAGGCTAGGGGCATCATTTATCTCGGTAGTAAATATTTGAGTTGGGAAATCAACATACCGATTGTGAAATCCTTCGCTGCCATAGATATAATCTTTTAATCTCTGATACTTGCTCCAAGTATTTACACCCCACCCTTTTGCTACGTTAACATCTTGTTCTACTTTATGACATAACTCCATAATTGTATCATTACTAACATGATTATCCCACATAGATGCATTGCTGTTATAAAACTCATCAGGTTCTTCCATTGCAGACTCTTTACCCACTATTAGTATTTTAGAGTTAGGGTTTCCCCAACCAACATATTTACCATTTTGATTACAGTAATTTACAAATTCCTTAAATTCATCTAAGTATTCCATAGCATATCAATTTTATTTGGACAAATATATATGATTATTTTATATACGACAAATAATAAAAAAAATCCCCGACTACATAGCCAAGGACAAACACAAAGTATAACTCTTGAAGGTTATTTGTTAACGATTACCGGCCTTCTACTTTACCGGATAAACTTAGTACTTAGAATTAATTAATGTATCATTTTATCCTCCTTTCCTTTAAAACCTTTTTCCGTAGGAAATTGTTATATAAGTGAAACTTAAACTTTTCATACCGGAAACGGTCTGTGAAGATAGTGCCGGTATTACCATATAAATAAGTTATAACTAACCCCAGCTCCTACGTACCAACCACCCGGATAACTATATCCTGCTTGTAAACCTAATCCCCAGCGTTTCTTCTTCTGTAAAGGCGGGAAAGTAATAATTTTATTATCCCTGTATATTTCCATAGAATCAAGGTTGGGATTATACCCACTGACTACCGCCCGGTAATCATCGGTCTTATACTCCTTACTTGTAATCGGTATTAGTACCGGAATCGAATCGCCTTCTACGGTTCTATCGGTGGTAGTATCTATCAGGATCGGTAAATATACCGTATCGGTACGTTTTAGAGCTTCCTTTACCGGTTTGGGTATTGTGTCTCTTATTGTGTCTCGGATACGTACAGTATCTCCCTTAATGTACACCATTGACGGATCGTGCGGATTACACTGCATCCACACGATCACGCCAATCAACAGGCAGACTAGCATCCAAGGAAGGGTTTTCATAGAATACTATCACTTGAAGACCACTCCGAACTTGCCAGCAAAGTATTCAATTCTTCGCCTTCGTAGACAGGATAAGGATAAGACACAATCGGTGTCTCTCCATCCTCTGAAAGAGTCATAATCATTTTACTTGCAAATATTTCAGCATAATGTTCGGCTTTCATCAAAGCCTTTTTACCATTCAAGCTTATACGAGGCACTAAATTTCTTTTATCCAGCTCCTCTTGTGGAACTTCCTCCAAATCGGAATATGGAAAAACGATGTACTGTAACGTTGACATAAGTTATTTTATAAATGTTATTTTGTTAATAATTTCGTTCAAATTCGCTGTGGGGAATGTAATGTATTTCATAATTGCTATTAAAACGTTTTATTTGCGATTAGGAAGGAAGCAATTTTTTTAGCTATTTCCTTGAATCCTTTTTTAGGGTGTGTACCATCACGATCATTAAAGTATTGGCTGAAATTATACTTATTCCACCCCAACGTATTATACATATCACAGCATGGGATATGGTTAAGTCTTACTTCATTTTCAATAGCTTCACTAAAATCTTTAAGTGTCCCATTTTTCAATGAGGCAGAGGTGTTAGGCTCATTGCTTCCTGATTGTGGAAGATATGGTTGTTCAGTGCTACCCATCCTATCACTCCAATACCTATCATCCCATTCGGACATAGAGTAAGACGAATATCGAACAATAGGGGTGAACCAATAGATTTTCACATGAGGGTATGTCGATGATAACAATCTTATAATTTCATTGACAGCTCCTAAAGTCTTACCAATATCCGTACTTCCACTTTCACCTAACGTCGCAGAATATGAAGGCCAGTCATTTGTTCCTGCAAAAACTGTAACTGCATCAACAGAATCCCAATCTACGGACTTCAACAACTCAATTATAGCTGTTTTATCACTATTTTTAAGCTCCTTCAAATAGGTCGCAGCATTTTCTTGCATAGTGAAATCCTGGGAGCAAGCGGCTTTCACCATGTTTATAACATCCAGTGCGGCATATCCCTGCAATTCGCTAGTAGGAGTTTCTACAGGGTGGGTCCTCTGGCGAATCTGTGTGCCCCCAATACCTACATTAAACACTTTTGCACCATAAAATTTCTCGATATAATCACTATAACTACGACCTTTATCATCTTTAAGCTCTGTAATACTATCTCCAAATGCTACAATTTTAGAACCTTTCAAATCTATGTTATTTAGTATATATTCCATAGAATCAGGAGTCGTGTAAGTAAATGAATAATCTACAGGTTCGATTACCTCATCATCAATACTCGTAGAATAGATATATAAATAAGGATATCCGGGCTGAATATTAATTTCTATTTCAGTATCAAATGATTGATTTTTGAGGTAAACCTTAAGTGTTCCGGATTGGCTATCCTTGTAATATATATTAAAAACAGGAACTGTAGGAGAAGCACATTGAACTTTCAAAAAAATAGGTAATTTCATGTTGGGAAAAGGGACATAAATAGCTATTCTTTTCATAGTAGATTGAAGCACTTCTTTGCGAATAATACCATCTAACGCTATTCTTATATTTTCGTTGTTTCGGTCGATAGCTTGTGCATATTCAATCCAAGCCTTTTCGGTAGTTCCGATTTCCTGTATCTTTTCTAAATTTTCCATATCATTCGTTTTTAATTAATGTTTCATTTGAAATTAAAGTCTCGTTATTCAGCATTGTCAAGTAGCTGGAGATAACAAGGTTTATCTTTTGAGGGGATTTGACTATCTTTCCCGTAATCTCGTAAACGCCATTGTCACCGGATATGGATATATCACTGATAGCATTGCACGATACCTCCATTAGCTTATCAGAGGTATTTGGCAACGTTACAGTGATGGTAACCATGCTATCTACAGAGATATATTCTCCGGGATTAACAGAATAGGTTATGGAAGAATAAGGTAGATTACTCTTCACTATCGGTCTAAACTCCACCATATCCGGATACAGCGTACCCAGCTTATGCTTCTTCAACTGGCGCTCTATCAAGAACTCGGACATACTATAGGGGAAGGACATGAGAGAGTAGATAGCTCCGTTGAAGAAACTATTATAATTATCTCTATACGTTCCTAGCCAAAGAGTATCTCCGTCAACTCCTGTACCTGCATTTAAACCAACATCTCCACATTTATATTTGCTTTGATATAATAAAGTTCTTGTAGAATCATCTTTATTAAATGTAGTATATGCTCCAAAAGAATATGAGTGTTTAGCCATCCCATTTGTTTCCATTAAAATAAAAGCTCCATTATTAGCATTAGGAGATTTAGAAATAAGAGCTTCTGCCCATGCTTGCTCTATACCACTAATTCTTTCGTAATCAACAACAATAGTATAATCCTTATAAATCGGCATCCCTGTCACCTTACCGAAGTCATTTACTCCGTCAAGGCAGAGAGCACCTGCGTGGGAAGGAATTTGGGTGATGGTTATATCACAAGAAGCATTATAAACGTTCTCTCCACCAAAACGTATATCTATACTTGTAGTATCATCGGGTGTAGCTACAGTGTATATACCATCTTCCTTTATTGAATGAAAATCAACAGTGTTTGCTCTATTTACTCTAATTTCTACTGACAAGCCATAACTCTTATACAGTTCTGTCACTCCTTTAAAGTCAGCCGAATAAGTACCATTGATAGAATCATAATAAACAATACGACCGTATTTATTCCCTCGTGTAACATTAACTTTCCAGTTAGGATAATTATACTTACCTATACCACTATCTCCGTCCCAAGCAATATTGTTCAACTGAATATCCCTACCGTTGCCGGAATAGTCTATCAGCTTGTCGCCAAACTCTGCGTGGTTCTCGTTGGTGATTCCCTGCTTGATAGTATTACACAGTATATCAGGTTTAAGAGTTCTATCCAAGTTGAAGTAAGCGATTACTTGGTTGATTTGGTCGGTAGTCAGTACCTTGTTGGCGATGATTGTCCAGTACCAAGCAATAGAAGAAACATACCATATTCCTTGATTTTGAAAGCCTTCAACAGTAAAATAATCTCTATCTCCATCCTCTATTTTAGAATATAGAGTATAATCATTTTTATCACCTAAAATTGGAGTTATATCTGAAATCTGCGCATTAGTGACGTTAGTTGAAGTATAGCCATAAATACCTGTCTTTCCTATTTTATCCTTTACGACTCTATTTTCCAGATAAGATACCGGAGTAAAGAACCAGTTGTTCCTAGTAGTATCATCATTTGTTTTTATCTGATGAATCATACTAACAACTGTAACCTCATTACTGCCATCTAGCATTTCTGTTGCTGATTTAGTGGACTTAATCAGGTCGTCAATACCGTCGGTGACGAATGCGCCTTCGAAAGAGGGGATTTGCTCGATTACAAGGTTAGACCAATCACCACTATTATTATTGATGTAAAAACCACTAGCAGATGATAGAGTAAATTCCGGAATAGTATAGACACCGTTATTGATAGTTACAGAAAATTTATCATCTGCATCATTATTATTCCCTATAAATACAAATTCTTTTGGTGCTCCTGATACTTTTACTTTAGTTTCTGAAATTAGCCCGGAAACATTTCTAAAAGTTAGCCATCCGCCCGGTAAATTAGGCTTTGTAGAAGTTAGCTTTGTAGAAGTAAAATTCATACCAGAATTTGCTTTCCACTCCAAGAAATCCATTCCATACTTTCCAAACCCGCTGTTGAGCTTGAAAGCTGCGTTACTAATCACAAACGGATTGTCAGGGTCCACCAAGTTCTTGACAACAGCCCTGTCCGGGTCGTCGTTACTCTTACCGTAGCAGATGCACACAGCTTTTAAGGAGGCTAAGACTTCCGGGTCGATGTAGGGACGGTCGGTACCGGAAGACGAACCACGGGAGGGCGAACCGATTTGGTTTAAGCCGATCCGGTTAAGCCCCACTACATTTAAAGACAACCTGTTAAGCTTCATTGCCGGATTCGGTTACTGTTCCACTTAAAACTTCGCTGTCACTTTCGACGCGGATTGTCTTTGGATAGACCAATGCCGAAAAATCACAGTCTATAGTCGTCCCTGCATTGTACGCAAGACTTCCGGGCAAAACAACGGACTCAAAATTCCCCTCATTTGTCGTCCGTTGAAGGATACTTACCCGACCGTAGTTGTCGCGTTCCAAATGGATGTTGAAATCGGAATTTACCTGAAATTCCGCATACCATACGCTACTGTTCTTTTTGAACTCCAAATTTATTGTTGCCATGATTGTTCCTCCTATTGATTAAAGTTTATAATAAATCCCATCCGGCTTCTATGTCAGCCATAACAGCCGGAACTCCATTCTCAACACGTGAGATGGCAGCAGCAAAAGCGCACATGGTTGCTTTGTCGTTGATGTCCGGAACGTATGTGTTCGGGACTTGCATTTCGCTACATACACGGCTGATATATCCGGCTGTATTGTTTTCGTTCTCCGGTGCCCACCGGTGGATAAAATCTGCCACCGTCTGACAGCCGTGTCTTTTACGGTAGTTTTGCAAGGTTCGGATAAGGGCACGGTAACCCCATTTCATTTCCGTAAACTGGAAGAACGATTTGTCCTCCTGCTTTTCTCTCAATCCCTGCCATTTATCCTTTGTGATCCGGATGTTGCCCGGATTATTATTTCTCAAACCTCTTGGTAAACTCATGTTTATTTCCTCCTATAATATCAATGTTAATACTCCCAACGCCAGACCCACGCAATCACAGATGATGTCTTTAATTGAAAACTCTGTTTTCTTGCAGTACTTGTCGTATACTTCCTTCAGAACGAAGATTACGACGGTTATAATGATTGCTTCCCATAGTGGCGTATATTTCGATAGCCACATAACCAAGTTCTGGCATACTATAATGTGAGCCATTCCGTCTATTCCGATCTTGGATAGAAGCTTGCTGGCTAAGGCGCTGATTTTATTTATTTGATTCATGTATTTCCTCTTTTTCGATTATATCCTTCACATCTTCCTTGTCAACCTTAAACACCTTCTTACCAAACACGCCCAAAGCCCCGATAAGATTGATGTTAATCCCTTTGGGCTTCAGTATATTCCCGACTATCGAGCATCCCTCTATGAAGCATACCAATAAGCAGGAATACACATCTATAGGATATTCATTGTGGCTTGCTACGCTAATCATACAAACCATACAGACGAAAGCGAAGTAAGTGACCATCTTTCCCATAGTGGCACGGATCGCACGTGAGAATCTGACCTTTTCACCCATTAGTATACTTTTTCTTACTCCGAATAGGAGATCACAGAGGATTACAGCACATGAGACAATCAGCCATGGAATCATATTTTGCAATGATTCGGCAACAAATGCAGTGGCTATTGCGGCAAATCCTCCGGTTGTGGTATGTACTATTGCTTCTTTCATACGATACAAGTTAGATAAACGGTTAACAACGAAATTACCTCAATCCAGAACATAGGCTTTCTCTTTATGAAGTCAGAGATGAAATTGCCTGTCCAGTGCTCACTCATGGAGATAGCCATGTACGCAATGAATCCAGCCCATAATAAAAGCCAATACCAACTATTGCAACCTACCCATATCTGGGAAAAAATTAAAGACATGGCGGCACCGATACAGTGAGGAACTTTTTGTTCTGTTTTGAAATTGGGAGATACACCAAGTATAGCCATCCCGACAACCGAAAGGAATACAAGAAACTGACTGTTCTCCGTGCTTGCTTCCAAAGCTGCCGAGAGAAGCAATACACCAGAGCCGATCATACAAAGAGTAAACCAGAACTTATGCATCAGGGCATAGTAAGTATCACTGATAGAATACGGGATTTCCTTCATCTTCTTTATCATTGCAAAGACGTAACCGGCAATGAGAATGAACGACATTAATACTAGTAGAATCATAGCTTTATCTGTTTATTGTTTATAAATTTAAGAATAGAAGTAAGCAATGAAATCAGGCATCAGTGGATACATGCTTTCAATGGGAACACTAATATCCGTATATCGGTCAGTGATAGTAAGCCAATTATTTCGATAGGTATCCCGGATACTTTTTTGCATTTCTGTTTCTTGAACATCCCCACGTAGTACCGCTTTATCATACAGATCTACCGCTTCTAATTGGCGTTTTCGATCGAACCGGGCTTTAGACAGTTCCGATTCCAAGGTTATTACACCATCGGCTACAAGCTGCTCACGTGTTTTCTTTACGATAGCACCATCCGAAATAGTTTCATTTGCGGGAAGGGATATTATTCCCCTTTCATACAGTTCTATTCGTGTGGCTTCACGTACATACTCCTTATCTCCGTCTTGTACGTAGGTGATATAATGTGGAAGATCTTCTCCGACAAACTCTATTGCCTCACCCCCAAAATATGCCGGATAATCCTTTACCGGATGATCTTTGGCTGCAAAAACAAGGGCTATACCTTTCTTTGCGTTTTCCCTGTCTAAATAAATATACTTTTCCATATTTTTTTATTTTAATATTACGATTTTCTTTCCCATATATGGACCTTGATATATGGCGGAAGGATGCTGAATTCCTGTCCTTCTCCGGCTGTGGCAAGATTTCCGCTTAGTCCGTGAGAGTGGGTTCCGTTTTCAGACGTGGTCGGATTTGTATAGCTGGTATAAGGGGAAGCACTACCCGTGCTTTCACCTCCTGCTGCACCTGATTGTCCCCACCCGTTTCCGGATGCCGCCGATTCCATACCGTAGTTACCTCCATTAGGCGCAAACAGGTAGTTTGGATTGCCACTGTCGTTTCTATCCGACATCTTAACACTATGCGAGTGTGACGGCTGTGTGTGGCTATGGCTGTCTACCTTATGACGGTGATTACCTGATGTATGGGTATGGGAACCGGATTCATCTGTTTTCGCAGTAAGTGCATGAGTGTGGGCAGGCATATTCTCAACGCTTAGCACAACCGAAGAGCTGCCACCGGTTGCACCACTTTCCTCCTGCCCGGAGGTACCATAAAGGAAACGACCCTCCAACTTCTCCCAAGTTGTGCCCGGATAACGGACGGCAGGGTTGTCAGTCAACTTAGTTATAAATATCCCGCCCACGGGGACAGGGCAAATCAATATTTTATTAGCATGATCGCCCGTTACTGTAAATATGTATTTTTCTTCTGCCATAGTTTATATTTTTATTCTGATGGATTAAAATCCTCATTTGCAAAATCTTTGTAGTTTTGTATGTACCAGAAACTGAAATCTCCAAATGAAATACATCTCAAAATAATTTCTTTATCCGAAACACGTACTTTTGATATTTGTATTGGGGAGCCTGCTACTGGAATATATCCGGGGTAGAAGAATATACCGTTTTCTTCTATTGTCAGATCAAAGAAGCTTCTGGAAGACCTTGTTGTCATAAACCCGGAATAAATTCTAACTTCTGAACCATTATATTCCGGACTGGGAGCGGGAAGCTCTATGATTTGATCGCCATATATATTTCCGTAACGTACTACAAAGTATCTCCCCTCCGATAAATCTATAGGTGTCGGAGTTGAATCCGCATTTATTTGAAACATCTTATAAGGTAGAGACAAAGACGCCATCAGGTTAAGATTCCCAAGTTCATCCCAGACAAGATTCTTTGATGCAAGGAATCCGCTTCCGTCTTTCTTGAGCGCCCATTTTTCACCGTTTGATAATAGCTCATCGGCATTTATATTATCAGCTTTAAGGCGTGGCTTTCCGTTTTCTCCTATTTCAAAGACGGCAATCTGATTACCATCCCGATCTTTTATCATGAAATTATCGGTTGAAACGTCAATTTCGGCACCGTGTATTTTCAAACCGGTTACAGGGTCAAACTGAATGAATGCGTCTTTACCCCGTGTGCCTGTATAACTGCGTCCGTATGTATTCGAATAGAACTGTTGTGTCTCCTGGTCGAATCCTTCTTCTTTCACCGCCTTTCCATCCAAAGAGTAAGAATCTATTCTCTGCAACATCTGTATGGTAGGAGCAGTAAGTCCGTAGGCGGACAGGAGAATGGCGTTCTGACGTGCCGGGTCTGTACGGTTTCCCAGTTGGATTATCTTATCACCCGCTTGCGGAATATCACTGCCTTCAGCACAATCATCTACAGATAAATCAATATAATTTTCGCCTACAGCCAGAACATAACGCCAGTAATAACGGTTGGATACATTTTCATAAACCCCTTCTTTAATGTTGAACTGCCTGCATTGCGCCATGTCTCCGGCTGCGAATTGGTTGATAATGGCTTTCTCACCGTCATCAGTCGTAAAATAACAGCGGTAGACACCTCCAGTTGCTATGGATGATAATAATGCTTTCCCATCAACATCATAAAGGCGAAAGCCGTTTGCATCATAAAGAGCGGCTTCCGTTATCTTTTCCACTTTGGTGCATTCGATACTAGCCAATGTCAGGAGAACTTCACCGCCTGCTGATTGAAGCTCCTTGATTGTTAAAGACTCAAATATTGCTTTCAGTCTTACATACAGCTCATCAACCTCGATGTATGACCGTCCGGTCTTTGGATCGCGTTTGATGAGGAATCCTGAACCAAGTGCACCGGGAATAAAGTTCTGGGATTCTATATTGTCGGTAATAACACCGCCTAACAGCTTGATAAGAAACTCCATTGTCTCCTCCTGCGCCTTGTTCAAGAAGGTGGCAAGTGATCTCTTTGCGGAGAATACGTTTCTGTCAGACGGGATTGTCTTGTCATTAACCCCAATAACATACACACTCGTTCCACCACCTCCGACAGCAGAGCCGGAATAGGTTTGTCCCTTGTAAGTAAGGGAATCAAGCTTGCTCTCTATCTCACCGATACGGGAATATGAAGCCGTCTCTCCAACTGTATAAATCGGGTGATCGTAAGGAAAATCCAGCGGCCACTCGAAACCGATTATTCTTGATCGTCTGCCTTCCGGGAAAAATGCCTTATTTATCAGGTTGACCTTAGCCCCGACTTCGTATGTACGGATATTACCTTTATTGTAGATGAAATCAGCATCCATCTCACAATCGTAGGTGGACGGGTCAATCATGGATTTCTTTACGTACTCCTTTGCTTTTTTGAGTAGATTCTGCTCTGCGTCCGGCAACATCTGTTCGGAGATGTACGCGGTATCAAAACCGTAAAGGATATAAGTATTAGAAGCTTCCGGATAAAGAACATCATCCGGAAGAAAGCGACCGTAATCCTCATTGCGGACAATTTCAAAGGTTGTTCCGGTGCTATCGCTTTCTACAATATTGATAGCAAAGTCCATCCCGGCAAGCTTACCGGTTTGGAATATCATGTGAAGTTCCTCACCATCCAGCCTGAAATCTTCTGTAAAGTTCTTCAGTCCCGTATCTTTGAAATTGTAGATCCGATATTCCTTATCGTTATCGTCTACCTTGTCATCGTGGCTGACGCTGGATATTGTACCCTTGTATTGGGGATATTCATCCTCAAATATAACAATCTCTTCGATTGCCTCCTCTTCCGGCATTTCCACGTTATCCGGATCATCGTAATTTTCATCTCCGATATTGATACGTTCACCGGTCGGGCTGTATTTATAAGCATCTACATAAGAAATACCCTCCGGGAGCATAAGACGTTTCTGAACAACTCCGTTAAGGGTCATTTCCTTGTCATCCTTACTGAAGTAGTTATCGGGGACTTTACCGCTTATGATGTTGTTAATGGTGTACCGATTACCTAAAGAGGCGGTTACACCTTCCGGTAACTGGATAATGTTTGCTGCGTCACCGGTTAAAAGGTCGGGATTGTAAACAGCAGCAAAAGTCTGTCCGGCATTTGCACCGGAAAGGAATGTTACGGAAGTCGTTGCAGAAGAACCGCCATACACGTTAATATCGTATGTTACATACGCCTGAAAAGTCGATAACAGCTCGGAAGAAGCTGGAGCTGGTACGTGAACGTATACCCTTACTTTTAAATCAGAACTGTTTTTGTCGATAACCAACGTGTCGGGAACCTGTATTTTAGACACAATCTCATATTGTTGATTTTGGGCTAATGAAACGGTCTGATTACCAATAATCACCTCTTTTGATTCCCCGGAAACATTATAGATATATGACGCCTTCAATATATAATCTCCTGCCGGTAGAAAAGCACGGTTCCCTATTTGCGGAACGGCTGTTGATATATTGATTGAAATTCCTCCCGAAACAACTTTATAAGAACCACCCTTGGCTGATGAAGCTAAAGCCTTATCAAGCGTCCATTCTGTATAAGAAGGAGTAAAAGGTCCGCTGCCTTCGTTGCTACTAGCAGCGTAGTCTTCCTTATATGTAACTCGTGACGGAAAGTAGTTTATTTTGAGCGGTCTTGACGTATCGGATATATTACGTCCATTAACCTCTTTTACGTCGAATATCAAATCTTTCCGGTAGCTGGAAGGAATGTTGCGGGTGGAGCCGAAAGCGTAGATACGGGTCGCATAAGTGGTCTGGCTGTCGCTGCGTGTCATGCTGTTGACATTCACATTTTCTGTGTCTGTCAAGTCACCGGCTTTGAAATCAACAGGTGAGCTGTATTCGCAACGTCCGAAGCAAATCTTATGATTCTCTATCCACCATTCACACTCCCAAGTCTCCGCCATCTGTGTGAGAGCGTCGATCAGATTTACGTTGTCATAGGAAACAAGCTTGGAAGTGTTTTTTACCGTACTATCGATGTCCCAAGTAAAATCCAGATCCCTGAATTTATAGCCAAGAGCTTTCAGGTTATCCAAAAAGACTTTCAAATGCGTGTCAAGGGTAGCGGTGAGATTCCATGCGGCTTCGCGTCCGGTGGTTTCCGGTGTATAGAAAAACTTCTTGTTCTTCCATTTCCAGTAATAAGCATCAAGGCGGAGTTCGTAGTCGTATGCACCTGTCGTTGTATTGTAGGTAGGCTTATACAGGTCTACAAGCTCGAATATTCCCAACTCATTGTCTACGTAGTCACCTAGTTTGAAATAAACCGGATTGAAAAGGCTAAATAGCAAAGTGATATAATCTTCCTGCATCAAAAGGAAGTGTCTTTTCGAACCCTCATTGATAGGAGTCGAAAAGCGAATGTTGCCGGATATGTCTTTGATGTCTACTGATTCCATAACACACCAAAGTTCGGAGATAAAAGAAAGAGTACCCAATTTTGGGCACTCGCATATACGACAATGAAATCAATGTCGTAAATTAGGTCCTTAAACTCGGGTTTGGTTCACAAAACTTCATTGAGCATTTACCAAAAGTTCTGTCTAAACTCTGCGCATAGGTGATACTTTTACCTAAATAAATCAAGTGATAAATGTCACTGCTGTTAGCTGGAATCTGAATATCAATCACACCTTTGTATAATTCTTCAAAAAAAGCCCTTTTTTTTGCTTGATAATCAGATTTAGAATTGCCTTCTATGGTAAAAGAGAGCGTTATTTCCCGTTCATCAATTTTGGGATTATTAATTATTACACGTTTTCCATGTTCTAATCGGGATTTATTTTCAATAAATTCTTTCATAGGTAATGATGCACCAAGCACATCAAGGAATTTATCTCCCATTCTTACACCCCAAGTCTTGTAAGCATCTCTACCATTTATTAATAAATATGCCATAACCATTTATTTTGTTGATAATCCTTTGGTATTGTTTTTAACTTCCGCCATATCCTTCTGCATTTGCTGGATGGGTTTTATTATTGCTCCGGTATTTTCGGAGATTTGAACAAGTTCGAGATATGAACTTGCTATCAAATCACGTGTGTCATCGGCTATATTTCTCGTTTCCGTATTTATGGAAATAAGTGTATCCGCTTTCATCGTTAGAATATTTAATGATTGGGATTGAGCTATACTTTGATTCTTAATTTCTTCTCCGGCTATTTGCAAGGCGGTGAAACGCCCGTTAAGCTCGTCGATTGAATCCTGTGAAGCAGTGGCAAAGCCTTTCTTTGAAGCTTCTTGGGATGAAGAAGAAGAACCACCAACAATGGCATCAATATTCTTCGCTTCTTCTGTAGCAGCTCTTATAATATCATTCCAATCCTCTCTAAGGTCGCTTATCTCTTCTGCTGTTAAATCAAGTTTCCCGTTTTCGTCACTATCAGCCAAAAGGGTATATTTTTTATAAAATTCTTGTGCTTTACCTCTTAGTTGATCTATAACGAACGATTGCAACAAAGCGTTACGCATTATTTCTTCAAAATCTTCTCCAAAATCTGCGATTCCTCTTTTTCCTCCTTTTAATCCTTCCAGTATTGCTTCTTCGATACCTTTTGAAGTGGTTTGAAATAAATCCTCATTTAAAGTCTCTTCTAATTCCTTAGCCTTGTCGTTAAACTCTACAAATTTGTCAATAGCTTGTTGCATCCATTCCGGTAACTTAGACCAGATGTCGGCATTGCTTTTCATCGCCCAAATCGCTTCTTCAGATATGAGTTTATTTTCTAAATCATATCCTCCATTAGCTTGTATAAAATCAAAGATTTCTTTAGCTTGCGGACCTCCGAAGGCGTATTCATTCATTTTGGTGGCAAATTTACCAGAATTGAAAAGTTGTGCAAGTCCGAAAGTTGTATAATCAACATCACCAACAGGCATAGATTTTATAATGTCTTCGTAGGCTTTTCTTCTAGCTCCTTGAAGTGTTGTTAATGATTGGGTAGCTGTTGCAAAATAATCATTTCCTGCGGCCTCTTTGAGCAACTTCAGATAACGTTCTACTTGATAATTGATAGAATTCCAATATCCTTCCTGTCTACGTTGATATTCAATATTTCTTTCTTGTTCGGCTTTTGTAGAATCAAAAGCATTCATTACAGTACCCACTAACGTAGTTATGATCCCAATAATTCCGCTAATGCCTTTCACTGTGTCACCGGCGGACTTTTCACCAGTTTTGCCGAATACTTCGAATGCAGTAATACCGTCATTTATAACATCTACTGCTTTTTGGATGCCTTCTCCCAGTTCATCAGAAAAAGTCGTTCCAAGAGAAGATAGAGAAGCCCCTAATGTTGAAATATTACTCTTTATAGATTCGCTAGCTTGTTCCACATTACTCCATGAAGTAAAGGCTCCCTGTTTATCCCCTTTCTTTATTGCTTTCTGATACTTTTCATATTCTTCTTTCAATGTCTTGAAAGGATTGCGAGCTATAAGGTTTTGACGAGCATTATTTATGGTATCCATCATAGCTTTCATATCTGTAGCCGACAAGTTTGTAGTCTTGACAAGTTGTTCAGCATCAGATAATAATTGTTCAAGTGTATCTGTAGGTAATGCATCAACGTCTCCCATTAACATTTTCCAAATGCCAGAATCTTCGATTTCGCTTTTTGAAATAGAATCTATAGTTTTCTTGCGCTGTTTATCCAGTTCTTTTAGGGCATCTTCATATTGCTTCTTTTCAGAATCGCTTTTAGCTTTTGCTAATCCGTCCCTAAGTTTCTTTTCATCGTCTTGATATTGCTTCTCTATAGCTATGCGTTGAGCTGAATAATCACGATATTTATCTAGTATGGAATTTAATTCCTTACTTACATCGGCTATATCTTTCTCTCTTTTATTTTCAGCATTAGTATAACGAGCGGAAATTTCAATAGACTGCTCCGAAGTCAACTTTCCACCCTGTCTTTCACTCAAATCTTTTTCTTGTTTCTTGATGGCGTCAAGTTCTTTTTGATAGTCAAGGTCAATCTGTTTTAGCTTTTTCTCTGTGCCTTCCTTCATAAGATCTATTTCCGCCTGTTGATTTTGGCGACGGAGAGACAGAAGCTCTTCGGCTGATTTTTGTTGGTCTTTTTCTTGCTTTTCAATAGCTTTTTCTTGTTTAGATAAAGCATTGCCAGTGATACCTCCTAAATCTTTGTATGCTTTTTCGGTAGTTTCTTTTTGCTTTTTAGCTTCTTCGTATTGCTTTGAAGTAAATTTAGATTTGTCCTTTTCTATTTCAGATAGTTTCTTTTTGGCATCCTCCCAGTCTTTCTTCGCTTTCTCATAATCTTGTTTGTAAGTGGTTTTATTCTTCTCTGAATCAATTCGGGTTTGCTTGACTGATTTTGCTGTATCTATAAGTGTTTTTATGTCTTTCACATTATAGATTGCTTCATCAGACAAAGTACCCTTAATATCAATAGGCAAACGAAGTTTCACAGTTCCATTTTCCCCCTTTCCTCTGATACGCTTCTCCAACTCAGAGATGTAGCGGTCAAACTCATTAGTATTAACATCTTTAAGATTGGAAATGAACTGTTCGGAGATGCCTTTGCCTTTTTCTTGCAGCATGACATCACGCATAGCACGCAATTCTTTTAGTTTCTTCACATATCCATCAACGCCTTGCTGACCGGAAAGAGTTTTCAGCAGATTCTCGTAATATTTGATTTCAGATTCAATGTTAGAAAGTTCCTTGGTTTGCTTTTCTCCGGCACGTTTCGCATCTTCTTCCGTTATCTGTTGCTTTAGTTTAAGTATATCAGCCAACTTAATGGTTTCGATGTCATATTGAGCGAATATCTTAGGGTATTCTTTTCTTAACTCCGCTAAACTTCGACCTCTTTGTAAATCCGACAACGCTATATCACGAGAACTTTGTACGAGGGAATCAATCTTCTGTTTGTGTTCTTCTTCTTGCTTTTTAGCTTCTTCTTGCTGTTCATTAAACCTTCTCTGTGCCTTTTCTGCTTCTGTTGCCGAATCGCGGAAAGCCAACATTGCAACTCCAAGTCCTACTACAGCAGTAGCCAACAACACATAAGGATTGGTAAGCATTGCAGCGTTTAAAGCTAACTGCGCTTTTCGTGCCAATAAACGGGCATTGGTAAGTCCAATCTCCACAAGAGTATGTTTACTTTCGGCAGCAGTAACAAGCATCACTGCGGTCCGGTATGTACCATAAGTAACCACTAATCCAGCCAAGACCTTACCTACTGTTTCATAATTCTGAATCAACGAAGTTGTCATTTGAATACCGTCCATGATAACACTTTCCGACTTTGTTCCCAATTCGTTAAACACGGAATCCAAAGCATCCTGCATCATAGACAACTGACCATTGATAGTCTTTGAAGCATTCTCAGACATATTATAGAACTTACCACCTGCGGAAGTTGCATCAATGAATGCCTGTTGAACCATTTCAGCGGAAACAGCACCTTTGGACATTTCATCTTTCAAAGTTGCGATAGATTTTCCGGTCTTTTCGGAGATAATCTGTAACGGGTTGAATCCAGCGTTTATCATTTGATTCAAATCCTGCCCCATAAGTTTACCCGCTGCTGACATCTGTGAAAATGCCAAAGTTAGCGAATTGAACTTACTGGATTCCCCCATAGAAATATCACTAATGGCTTTCAAGTATTTGATAGTGTCTTCTGCTTGTATGTTAAATCCAAGCATCATCTTTTCTGCTCCAACCATATCTGACATAGTAAGTGGAGAAATCTTAGCCAGCTCCTTGATTTGCGGAATCAGTTGCCCTGCCATATCCTTTCCAACCATAGTCTCAATAGCGGTCTGCATGGATTGAAATTCGCCACGAACACGAATTATTTCAGAACCTAATGCCTTTAATACTCCAGCACCACCAATAACCGCCAATGCTTTCTTCCAAGAAATTGCAATGCCATTGTTTTTTTCTACAACCTCTTTGGCATTATCGTTGTAAAGGGCGTATTCGTCACGGAGCTTTTTCACAGAAAGACGAGCTTCAGCTTGTTGCTGGGTAAGTCCGAACAAAGCTGCCTTTTCTTCATCTAAGGCTTTGCGAGCAGCATTGTATTCTTCCAGCTTACCAGTTGCAGATAGAGGGTTACGCTTTAGTGCTATGCGATATGATTCTCCTAGACGCTTTACATCAGCTTCAATATCTTTAACTACTGTCTTTTGAGTAATAATCTTTTCTGTGAATCCGTTAACAGATTGAGAGGCATCAAAAATTTTCTTTTTAAATCCCATTTCCATTTCAGCTCCGGCTTTAGCAGCATTAGTCACCAGTTCATCCAATCTTTGATTGGATATAGCAAGTTGGGTATTTAGAGTTTTGAAGGTAGCAGGGGATTGTGTTCCATCCACATTTTTCAACTCCTGCTTTAGTTTAGCTATTTCACTACGAAGTCTTACGACTTCTTCCCAATCACTTGCGACTTTGAAATATAACTTTGCCATACTTATTTCTTTTTTCTACGATTCGCTAATTCTTTACCACTGATTTTTTTTACTTTTTGACCGCCATAAATTGCATGGAGTTTATCTCGTTGCATCATTAAAAGGTTTCTATATGGAATGACTTCAAACACTTCCGTATAGCTTAAATGGAGAGTGTCAACCAAATGGGCTATTTGCCCGAAGAACGTTGCGTTTCCTACTGTTTCGGTCTTGCTGCCAGCATCGACACGTTCTTCATCAAGCTGACACACTGAAAAGCCGATATATCCATCATAGAGAAACATATTTCCAAAACTTCTTTGATTTCATCAAAGGTTCCGTTTTCCAAAGCCTTAGCCATATTCTCATTACCACAAATAAAACAGGAGATACCTTTCAGCATATCATCTGTGGCTCCGGGAAGTTTCTTGATAGCTTCCATGATGTTGTCACCTGTCATCCCAATATTGGAAAAATGATGAATAGCACTACAAATAACTTTGATTGTGGGCGGCTTGATTGTATAAACAACTCCACCTATTTCGACATTCTTAAAATCCAGCCCTAAAAGGGCATCAGAAACTATTTTTGCTGCTTGATTCATTATTCTAAATTGAAACAAGGGTGAAGCGAATACCACCACCTCACCCTTGCTGTTTACAATCGTTTTACCTTAAAATGTTACGCCACTGGCATCAAGGCTTTGATAGCTTCTTCTTCGTAATTGTATTCAGAAGAAACTCCTTCGATTCCCGGTTCCTGAACCATTCCGCGTACAGCGATTGCAATTGCATTATCCGTATTGGCTTCACGGGAAATGATACGGCATTTCGGGAAAATAAACCATACATCATCATCAGTCAGACAAAACAATGCTTTGTTGACGATAACTTTGTCCAAGGCACGCTTCCATCCGACATCTTCAGATGTTGCCTGAATAACATCGCCACCCATGAACGCTTTCTTTGTCTTCCAGTCATACTGTCCGATAGAGAAAGAAGGGGAGACTTCTCCCGGCACATCATCGTAACGGTAATTTTTTCCTGTTAACTGATTTTTATGTCCAGTGACAGATGCTTCCGTTTCTTCAATCTGCCAAGTTTCCCCATGCACGTTCAAAACCTCATCTTTCGCCTTAATAGCGGCTTGAATCAAAGTCTTTGCGATTTCGGGGGTAATGTCTGCCGTTACCTTATCAATGTCGGCAAACAAGATTCTTTTAATTCCTACTGCTGAAATCATAATTTTATAGTTTTACATTTAATACTTCAAATAAAATTCTCACATTCACATAATGACACTTTAAAGCTGTATCCGCTTCTATACTGATAGATTCAATAGAGTAACGATAGGTTGTACCATCATAGGTGCTTACTACATCATCAAACAGCTTGCCAGCCTTTCTTTCAAGTTCATTCAAACGGATAGTATTCGCTTCATTCTCGCTTAAATCAGGTACACAAAGATTCACTTCTGCGAAAGACTTCTTCCAATAAGTCCCCGGCTGTTGCTTCTTCGTGTGAATGACAATCCTTTCGGACTTCAATTCACCCGTCAGCGTTTCCCCTGCTGGTGCTATACCTATCCCGAAAGCCTTGCAATCCCGATAGAGAATGTTTCCTATGTCAGTAGTTACTATCATTTCACAATCTCCCAATCTTCTGCAAACACATCACTGATGGATGGAACCCACGAATCTGCACGTCCGGTATTCTCGTTGTAGATAAGGCATTGGCTTGTATAGTCAATAAAACCCTTGCCTTTCAGAATAAGGTCTTTTGCTGATTGCGGAAGAGATTGCATCTTGGGGATAATGTCGCTTTCTATATGAGCCGGAATTTGCTTGATAACAAATAACCCTTTGCCGTTCCAGCCCTTTCTACGGATAGCGCCACCTTGTTTCAAAACTTCTATAGCATCACCGAAACAGATAGGGGTTTCTTCCTTGACTTCTCGATATGATTCTTCAAACAGTTCTTTGGGTGACCAACTTTCATAGCCATATTCAGTACGAGTGTGATATCCCAGTTTATAAGACTCATTCTCTTCTATTTCACTTTTTACCAAGCCTTTACTGTAAGCTTCACCCAATGTCATAGGTTCGGCTTCAATCTGTTTTGTTCCTATATACTTTTTCATTTTTCAAATTCTTCTTTTAATCGTTTCTCCGCATATAGAGCGGCACCACTTAAAACATCATACCCTTTAGATTCCACGAATGAGGCGTATTCCGCTTCATTTTTCAGAGTTAAACCGTCTTTATCGACATCGTAATCATTGGACGTTCTCAAAGTCAATGTATGGTCTTTATAATTGCCGTGTTCCTCTGCATGTTTCACAGCTTCATCACCTACATCAATCATCTTCTTTTCAACTTCCCATTCTCCTTCATTGAAAAAAGAATCGACATCGGAAAAATCGAAATCTACATCCATAGTTCCGAATAATTAAAGTGGTTTGTACTCTTAACCGTGTAAACCTCACCTTGACCTCTCACATCAATATCTTTGGTAATCGAAGTTATAACAAGAGTTCCTTCACCCATATCCGTTGTAGTGGCTTTCAACCCTCTATCCCATATAGCTCTAACTTCATCCCCTGCCTTGACAGTGATTCTCTTCTCACACACTACATGGTAGTTTGGACGATACACAGAGCCGTTTTCTGACCTAAACTCTTTGGTAGTGTTATCGTCACAACGGCACTTGCATATCTCCTGCCAGTATTCACCGCCTGTTCCGGGAATGGGTCTGCCGAACTCATCCTTATCCATTGGGGTGATAACCTTTATCTGCAATATGTGTGGAGCAAATATCATAAGAAAGTACATTTAGGCTTGTTACTTAATTCGTCTTTCAATCCGTACTGTTTACACAGAAATGAATAGTAGTCCTTAATACCCTGAATGTTCCAAGACATAGAGAAGCCGTTTTCGCTGATTGAAGTGGCACGGAGTAGGAGAGAGGGGATGAACTTCGCAATTGCCACAGAAACGATATTGTAGGATTCCTTATTCATTTCATCCTCTCCGCTAATCTTCGCGTTCAGACACATATCCAAAAGATCAGTTTCTGATAAGTGAATACTGAAAGACTGAAATCTTTGCTGTATGTAGTCATTCACTGTCATTTTAATTATGGTATAATCAGTCTGCTGTATGCAGTGTAGCTATAATGCGTACAATACTTCGATTTGTAGATATATCGGAACGGACACTTAGGAACTGAAATTTGTTTTCCTTGCATTGCCGTAATAGTCGCTGGTTGCATCGCCGGACTATCTGTAATCATAAAGATTGGTTGTGGAACTGACAATACAACGCAATCAGTCGGAGCAGCTTCTAAGGTGAAAAACTGAATAGGTGACAAACCAACATCAACCGATGGGGCTACGTATTCACACTCGAAAGATTCGACGCTTGATGCCTGTACGCTCAAGGAGACCAAAGACATCATTAAAAAGCCACATATGGCAAAAATAAAATTCTTCATTTCTTTATTGAATTATAAGTTACATAATGGAAGGGTAGGAGTACTACCCTTTTTATTTAATATCTAACACTTCTTTCAGTTTGGAAGTCGTTTCTTCATCCAACTCTGCAACCTTACCCAAAAGAGTCTCTTCTTTCATGTTCCCGGCTGCTTGAACACCGATAGATTTCAGAGCATCAACCAAAATCTTTTTCTCAAATTCCTTTTCAAAGAGGGATATTTTGATCTCCTTCTTTTCTTCAGAAACTTTCACTTCAACCCGTTCGCCAAGTTTGCGGTTTTCTATATCCAATACACGGGATTCTTCGGAAATTTCAATCACCTCTTCGGGATTGTAATACTTACCAGTAAACTTATCACGGAAAACAGATATAACCCTTACTTTCATATCCTCCTCCTTATACTGATTGGATTGATGCAATTTCGCTCAAATCGAAATTGGTGATCAAATCCGGATTAGTAATTTGTGGAATCCATTCTGCCGTATATTCCATATAACGACCGTTTTTGTCACGGTAGTTGGATATAAGCATCTGCCCCTCTGATGGAACATAAGTACGCCCTGATACTGGATCTGTCGCTTCATACGGGGTATGATGGCGCATATAACCTACTTCATCACCGTTTAGCAAGGTGATACGGTTGTCTGCATAAATCTGCACATTTTTTCCTGTCTGATCTTTCACGTAATCCTCTTTGATTTCGATACGTGGCAGACCGATACCAGTAAAAACTTCAGAAGCCAACGAAGAAGAAATCAAACCGGTACTTAATTTCATTTCGTTAGTGCCGAGAATCATCTTGTACTGTTCGCCAAATTCAGAAGAGCCAAGTACATTCTTGTTGAAGGTTGTACGTGTCATAATCATCTTGGCATAAGCGCCAAAGTCTGGAGCTAGGGAATGTAGTTTCTCTCTTAAATAAGAGATAAACATATTCTTGCCATCAACAATTATATCTCCAGCTGTAGGCTTAACAAAATTGAACGGAAGGGTAATTTCCAGCAGCTTATTGTTGGTCTGACCGGAAGTTATTGCAGCATCCTTATTGTAAACGGTGGCTTCACCAGTCATCAACAATGCACCGACAATAATATCCATACGCTTGTGAGCTGCAAGAGTAATCTGACGGTAGTCATCTGCCAGGAAGTTTACGATTTCTTCCAATGCAGTATTTTGGTCTGCCGTTTTAGCTTGATTGAATTTGTCAATCAAATCCTGCAATTCAGATAGACGGTCAATAGACATTTGGTACGCATCGCCCAGATAGGCTATTTCACCATATCCAGAACCGATATTTTTACGTTCACGGATGGGCTTTTCACCGAAACGTGAGTTGATAGAACCGGCCATCACTCCAGTTACAGAGCCGATGTAGTCTTTGAATAGACGGGTAGTTACTCTGCGGAAAGTAAGATACTGCTGCCAATAGATTGTATCTTTACGCGTTTGGTTCACACGTCTGATGATAGCGGACACAATGTTCGCATCATCGAATAATGTTTGAATCGTTAAAAACATATCCTACCTCCTTACTCGTTAAATTCAAACCATCCCTTCATATTGGCTTTATCGTTCTCGGAGAACGGCATAACCAATTTTGAAGGCTCAATCTCTGCGGCTGTACGGAGCAGCGCAACTAACACGATACCATCTTCCACCTTTGTTCTTTCATACAAAGCGGAGTTTGAAACATACTTTTGTTTCAGCCCGTCGACTGCGGTTGCTTGGAAGAGAACCGCATCTTTGGCGATATTTTCACCGAAAGCATCCTTGATAGTCAATACGTCGTAATTGGCGTTAGACTTGTCAATAGCCGTCACTTCTGCGCCTTTTTTACCACTTCCGACAAACATGCCTACATAGGCCAAAGAGTTCTTGGCTACTTTGATAGACAAAGCCTCTCCACCAGTGGTATAGGCTTCCGCAACTCTCACATTGATTACCGCATAAGCAAACTTGTTTTTCAAGTCTGCGTAAATCGGGGTAAATCCGGGAAGGAAACTTCCCACTACCAGGTTCTGCGTGTCGAGTTTGAACGGGCCACGTCTACGAATACCGGTCTGGACATCGTAGCGTTCCTCTTGCTCAACGGGCGGAACCAAGTCATACTTAAATCCTGCTGACATAATTAATTCTTGTTTTGTTCAACAATAGTTTTCGTTCCCTCATCAATCATCTTAGCGATAGATTCAGATTCTTTCTCAATCTTCTCTTCCGCTGATTCGGGAGGGGTTACGCCTTTGAAGCCGTCATTAGCGAACTCCTGTTTCAAGTCCTTGAAATAAGTATCCAAGTCCTCATCGTCTTTGATGGCGCATCGCTTGGCGTAGTTTTCGGGAATACCATACTCCTTTGCCTTTGCCATAATCTGCTCCTGCCGGGTTGCTTGCGACTTTTCCGTTTCAAACTGAGCGAGCTTGTCAGAAAGCGGTTTAACGGCTGCACTCACTGCATTGGCAATGATGGTAGCCATATCATCCGGCTTATCTTCCGCTTTGGTGGTTGTGGTAGTAGTGGTAGTCTCGACTGGCTTACCGTCTTTAAGGTTATGCCTTTTCTCGTAGTTCAATACAGAAGTACGGGAAGCATCCCCAGCACGGAAATCACCATAGGAATTTAACACGTCCGAAAAACTGATACCCTCAATAATGGAGTTTACCTTTGTCTCGTCCGTTACACCCTCTGCCTTTTTAGTGGCAATTCGGGTTAAGATAGCAGTGTCCACCCCAGAGAATTTCTGTTGTAGTCCTGCTAAGATTTGTTCTAAGATTGTCATACCGTATGAATTTGATTTATAAATTTCTACGGTAAATTTCGCTATTTATAAAGAGGGTGAGAAATAATCAGATAAGTGATACACGACAATGAAACGATTGTCGTAAAATGATATAAAAAAGGCGTGATTCCATTTGGTTCACGCCTAAATATAGTAAGAGAGTATGCCTAAAGTTTTACTTCTAATTCTTGACCTCCCAAATCAAAATACAGGTTTTGAAGTTGGTGGAGGGATTTCACTTGTATATTGTAATCGACTCCCTTCAAATGGAAATCTGCGTCCAACTCAAACAAGGGGCTATAATAAGTGACAATTCCCCAAGTATGTTTTTCAAATCCGCACTTCAAAATCAATTCTTCTGTAAGAAGAATAGGATTAAGGTTCTCTACATAGGTACGAAATACCGCTTCTGATGATATTCCACTCGCTTCATATCTTGGATATTCAATCTCACTATATCCTATTTCTGTTATCTTATATGGAGTTTTGCTATTTTGTAAATAGACATAATTACCAATTTTCAATTCTCTAACATCCACCATACTATAGTAAATTTATAGCCGCTAACTCCTTTGTCAATGATTGAATACCCCTCTGAATTTTCTCTAACTGTTGCTTGCGAGGCTTATGCACTCCGGCAGCATAATGCCACAACTGGCGTTCATTGATTCCTGTAATACGGCTCAAAGCGGCTTTAGTAAAGATGTTACTATAGTAGTTAATAAAGGTAGCAGCGTCAATCTTAAACTTCAACTCAAACTCCCCAGATAACACTTCGCAGGGACTATCGTTATCTTCCAAATATAACTCGATCGCCTCCTTCATATTATCCTCCAACTCCTTCATGTCATTACCGACTGTAATAACGGGAGCACCTTCGATATAAGCACTCAAGTTCTTTCCTGCGTGTTCTACAATAACTTCTACTGTTTTCATATTACCTCCTTTTTTAATTAAAAGAACAAGGGGGCTACTTTAGCCCCGCTTGTCTCAAAATGCTGTAATAAGTGCCTTTCTCAACGCCTTTGCTGTTATGATTCGGTACAATAACCACTTTGCCGTCTTTCTCAAACTTCATGTGACTACCTTTCTGACTCTTTAGAACAAAACCGTTTTCTTGCAACATAGTTACAACGTCTTTAACTGATTTGTAACTCATAACGCTTTGGACTTAATTACAATACAAATATAGTAATAATATGAATACTATCAAATTATTTATTCATTATTTTACTATAAATTAAAAATAGTGGCAACTGCGAAGAATTACCGCTAAATGTTCTATTTTTCATATATTCAAATTATAACCCTCGCAATTTTTCTGACTAAGGAGCATTTTTTGTTCCATTTTTTCTTACACCTTCATTCTTTGCCGCCTGTTCCTCTTCGATTTCCTTCAGCTCTTCATCAATGCGATCCGTGTTCCCAGCAAACATGATCCCCTCACGAGTTGACCAAATGCCACCACTTACAGCAGAAACAGCAGTATTTACCTTGTCGTTCAAATCATCAATCATATACGGAACCAAATCCGTTTCGATGTCGATAGTTTGGGATGCCTTGCTAAACTCGGTTGGATTGATAGAGCCTAAAGCGGAAACAATGAAATTTACTCTCCGTTGTAGGAACTCTCCGATAACTTCACCATGATTTTCTACCGCCATGTGTGCCCCCATGAACATAAAGCGGAAAGCAGTACCAGAAGCCTTACCCACACCTTTCAGCGTTTCAAAAGAAATACGTGGAGTATTGGACATATCATAAGCCATGTTAGTAAGCGTTTCTGCTTCAAATTTTACAGTATCTGGCACCTGATTCCACGTCAGATATTGGGCATCCGCACCTTCACCTGTAAGTTTGACCATTCTATCTTTAACCTTACCCATGAAACCCTCTACATCACCAATTAGCTTCAACAGTGGGAAGAAATGATAGTCTATGCAGTCGGCATAATTGGATAAAAGTTTCTCCAAGCGTATACGGAAGGTTTTTATCTTCTTGCAATAAGGTTCAGGACGGTAGGCATAGAGAACCGGCAGTTTGGGGAATCCGTGAACGAAAGAAATTCTTTCTTCATACCCTTTAGATAAATCCCATTGATAGACTGCTTTATCCGTGATAGTCATAAAGCAGGTAACTTCCGAATCATCCATGAGCTTTTTCTTGTACTCACGGGAGAAAGCAATCATCTTACCTTCATCGTTGAAAAACGGATAAAGTTTATCCCCTCGGAATGGTGACCACAACACGCTTTTCAACTTCTTAGTAGGCTTTACCTTACCTCCAAAGGTGGTCTTCACTTTCTTCCAAAACTTCGCCCAGAACGAATCATCATCGGCCGCATACCAATACTCGGCTACCTCTTGCTCGGATAACCAGGAACGGACAATCTTCTTGTTCTGGTATTTGATTTTATTGGATTTGAATACAGCTTTGACCGCATCCAACAGCTTCTTTTCGTCATCATCAGTTGGAGTGCAATCCATAGACGGTTCTGTGCCGACTGTGAAAGCGGTTTGAATGTTCACTATATCCTGCTCCAAAGGAATGGAGATACGGTTCACCGGTTCGGTTTTGTACTGTGCTTCAATCTCATAAGTCTTGCCGGTCTTTTCATCGAAATCTTTTTCCGCTTCCTTTTCAAGCACTTTTCTGTCTGGGTACTTCTCTTTATCAACCATGATTTCATGGCGTTCAGGATTCCAATCATCCCAAAGTTTACAACGATCGGGAAGCACGGTCTTCCTGCCTTTCTTCAGATAGCTTATTTTCTGCCCAATATCGGGTAATGCTAATATTTCTTCGAGTGTTAATGGCATAATCTATAATTTTAATGTGTGAATATTCCTGTTAAATCTTTCGGTTTTAGAATTTTGCCAAGCAAGCAACCCAAAACATAGTACCTTATTGCATCCATAAGGTGATTATCCTTATCTACTGGCTCATTGATATAATTTCCATCTTTGTCCTTATCCCATACGTAGGTTCTTAATTCCTTCATAAGATTGTAAGAACGTTCCGTTACATACAAATCCATAGAGAGAATTTTATCTATTCCTGCCTTGATTGATGGCCCCGACTTATCTACGCCATAAATATTCACGCCACGAAGTTTGATTTCGTCTACAAGTCGAGGATCAGCGGATTCTGCAAACACTTTCAAACCATAAGGACGTACCTTGTCAGCAAGTGCATTTGTGAGCATTCCTGATTGATAACATAGTTCATCAACATACAAGGCATTATCTACGATACCACACTTCACGGCTGCTGAAACGTCTGTTGTGTACCCGAAGTCTTGCCCGATAGCTACTTTCTTCGCCCATTGGGGGAATTCTTTCACAATACCCCACTTCTTAAAAACCGCACCCTCTGCAACGTCAGCCCACCGACCAATAACAACATGAGCATACTTTTCAGGATTCTTCTCTTTCATTTCCTGCACTTCCCGAAGGAACTCAGGAGAAAGGTTCTCTAAGTTGTCAAAGTAGGTAGTGTGAATATGAAGTACATTCGGATGGGTAGAAACCTGAACTTGCACACCGTCAATCTCAACAAGCTTGTGAGTATTCTCGATGTACTTTTTATAGATGAAGTGATTAGAATCGCAGGGGTTCATTATAATGATAATCCGGTTCTGGATACCCTTCTTGCGGATAGAGAGTATTATTTTATCGAACTCTTCCTCATTCGTCCACTCTTCCGCTTCATCACAGACGAAAGTAGTAATCCCCTGAATAGATTTTAGTTTTGCCGTCTGATTACCGGAAGAAGTCTTGATGCCTCGGAACATTATACGGCTATTAGTCATTTTATTGACTATATCCGTCTTGGTAGTCTTGAAATACTTAGTTGTTCCGTCTAGCTCTATCTTCTCCATCATTTCGGGAATGATAGACATACCAGCGGAAACCATCGTGTAACGGGTGTAGAGAACCTGATGCACTATCTTTCCAGCTTCCGTCATTTCAAAGGTCAGACGTTCAATGAAGGTGGAAGCATTGAAGGATTTGCCGGAGCCACGACCGCCGGTGATAAGAATAATGAATTTATCCGTATCAGTGTATAATGGATGGTAAATTTCTTGAGGTACTATCATTTCAGCTTGTCTTTAATCCAGGAATCAATACTAATACCGTGGTTTATGTCGGTAGGAATATCAGCATCTTCATCCTGTTTACGTTCAATCCTCCTCCAGTCTTCATCGTAATGGTACAACCAGGTCATTTGAGCACTCAAATTGGGAGCCAATTCACCTTCTACAGTTTGAACTTCTTCCTCACCTGTCAGATTTCCGTCCCTATCCCGCAGCTTTCGAATAGTAGTGTTCTTTGTTTTGATACCACCAAGGGCCATAGCAAGGAACTTTGCCCGGACAAGAGAGTTTATTGCACAACGCGCGCGTGAGAGGGTTTGACTTAATTGACTGAACTCTCTTTTCTTCCTACAAAAAGTTTCTGGTTCAATTCCAATGGCATGAGCTATTTCTCCGTCAGTGAATCCCTTTTTGGCATACGACTCTACGAGAGAAAGGAATTCCTCGCTTGTGTAATCAAACTTAGGCTTTCTTCCTCCTTTACCTTTTTTGTTTTGAGATTCACTTTTTGTCATAATCTTATCCGTTAGCTAAACCTCGGCTAGCAGTTGTGTAACCCCTTCTATCTCTGAAATTGGAGAAAGGAAGCAGTGAAGAGTCTACTCTTAAACTTCTTGCCAGATTTTGGGTTACATTATATCCTGCACGAGAGATTCGTTGGTTATTTGATATGTTTCTTGCAATATTACCACTTGCTGCATAGGTTTTTCTCAACCTTTTTGTTGTTGAAAGAATTTCGCTGTAACTTCTTTGTCTTTTTCTGACTCTGCTTTCCTCCTATAATTAATCTATTCTCTCTACTTGTTCATCGAATACCTCTCCCTTGATAAATTTCATATCTGGATCATAACCGAACCTTTCACAGAAAGCCGCTTTAGCTTTATAGGAATCAAAGGACAACATCACGTAGGCATCCATGTCCTCGGCTTGCTTTTGTGCGTTCTCCTTAACCTGCTGCTTGACCTCTTTCATGTGGGCAACCTTTTCGGCACGCTCTAACTGTTTAGCGGCTTTATCGGCTTCTTTCTGTTCGGTAACAGGCGACATCATATCAGACAAAGCATCAGCAATGGAGCTTTCTTCTTCAGTCTGCAACAGATAATCAACACCAATCATGTTTAGGTCAGCATCAGTCAGACCAGCATCTTTCCAATCAATGTCAGGAACAATCTGTGCAAGAGCATCAAAATTCCATGTACCCTGTGCGTTCGGGTTGTTCATCAGAATATTTAATTCCTTCTCCTGTTTTTCGTCCACATCTATGACATCAATACGAATGCGATAGTCGTTATCGGGGAACTTCTGCAATTCGTCCATGACAGACAAACGCTGATGTCCGCTGACTACGGTCAATCCAGTACGCTTGTTCACGACAATTCCACCGACCAACCCGAATTTCTTGATACCACGTTTTAATGTCTTTCGTGATTCATCAGATAGTTTTCGAGGATTATAATCAGCGAAGTGAATGGCAGAACGATTAAGTTCTACCGATTCACTCTTTATGTATTTACTTAGTTCCATGTTATCCATTGCTTAATCCTTGTGCACGTCTTTGCGATACTTGACGGCGAACCAGTTTATTCATTGCGCTGTTGTAAGCATCTACAATCCGCAAATTTCTACTGGTAAAACTTGTACCGTATCTATTTTCGGCTTCACGTTGCAATCTTCCTGCTTGCAGACGTATTTGTTCAACTGTTTTATTTCTTTTTCTGACTCAAAAACTCCTTTCTCTATCCATTGCTTAACCCACGCGAGAAACTTAGCATATTGTTTCTTGCACGAATAATACGATTATAATTCCTCATAAAGTTGCTACTTCCCTGATTTTGTAAATTTGCGCGAATCATGTTGGCAGCTCTGTTTCCAATAGCATACTGTCTTCCGGCTTCACTGGTATTGGGAAACATTGTTGTATTATATCTGGCAGTTCTTTTAGATACTCTTTTGACTCAATACCTCCTTTTATTTATCCGTTACTTAATCCTAGACTATTGCTTCCTTGACGGGCAGCTCTTGAATGTTGTTGATATACGCTTTTGTTTCTTGTATAATTCAAACGGCTAAGGTTACGATACATGGCACCGCCAATACTGTTAATTCTTGCCTGCCTTTCTGGATTACCAGCTGCAGCATTACTCAAACGATTGGTTTGTACGCCTATATCGGCAGCACTTTTCATTCTTCCTCTTCTTCTATTTCTGACTCGGCTATTTGTTTTTTATTATTATACTCAAATAAAATTCTTTCACTCATAGGAAATACCCGATAGATTCGTTGTAAATCCTGCGGATAGTTCTCTTTTAACCAAAGCATACAATCAAGATTGAATCCTACCCCTGAACTAGCTTTTAAAGAATATCTAACCGGTTCTGGCAACGCATGTTGCCTCATGTATGCAAGAATATCCATCTGCGTCCAGTCAGCTAAAGGATAACATAAGCCGTTATTCTCATATCCGTTAGCTTCATACCCCTTCAGCATCAAACGTCTATTCATGCCATCGGCTTTCTTCATCCCCAAGAACGTGTAATAAACTCCATGAGCAAGTTGCATAGCTTTTACCACATCAGCAAGTTTCAGCAGCTTCACCTTTGGATTAGGGACACAATACAACCCGCCACGAAGAATGTAAGTAAGATTCCAGTGAGGCGCTTGCACAAACTCAATATTTGGATATTTGGCTTTAGTCCAGCCAATCCATCGGTTTATGTGCTCCAAGTCTTTGACGAAGTACATAAACACACAAACGATCCGATCAAACTTTGGATAGATTAAATCAAGTAGGACAAGCGAATCTTTACCCAAGGATAAAAACAGTAAAGCCTCATTCGATTTTACCCGAATGAGGTCTATATACCGGTTCGCTTGCTCTATTTTGTTCATAGTTATCCTCCGGACATACCTAATGACACACGTAAATCAGCATAACGCTGCCTACGCGATCCTAACTGTGTGGCACTAGCCGTACCTCTACGATTGGCTACCAATCTACCGCCTGCTCCTGCGCCATTCATGTTTCTGCGCGGTCCGGCTACTCTGTTAATTCTTCTTGCGACTCAGCAAATCAAATTTTAAGTTTAAACAATTCAATCTATATGTTTCTCTAATATTTTGCCTAAAGTATAATCCATTTGGGCGGCAAGATATTCTTCACCTTTATAAGTATAAACAATATCCTTGCCTTCATCATCTGTGAGAATTGATGCTTCTGCATCTTTCACCTCAACTATAATATACGGACGTTTACCCCTATATTCACCAGTTAACAGCTTTATAGCATCATACTTGATAGGCTTTAATTCTATCTCACCCTCTTCAGGTAATTCGTCATCAGCCTTGTATTCTTTACCATCACAAAGGTAGGTGATATACTTCTTTGCATTGGTAGGTCTAATTTCACGGTATTCGTGCGTTTTTTTGCCTACCAAGATTTCATCGAAATACTTCTGTTTGATGCTCAATGTAAGAATGTTCATAATCGTGTCAAATTTAAATCAATACTCAATAGTTGCGGGGGGCTGAATCGAACAACCGACCTTCACCAAGTCAAAGTGAAAAGCTACCACTGCTACACCCCGCGATAGTACCCCAAAGGTACTACCACAACCAAAGATAACGAAATATCTTCAATCGTTATACACGACAATTGGCTTATTGTCGTGAACTAAGCCATTTATCCCGTCTTTCTCTACACGCCTCTAAGGTAGGCGCACAACAAGCAAAGAGTTCACCACTTTCAGTACGGTAATCGTACTGGTACATTCTCACTCTTTTACCTCTCAACCTGGTGTTGTAGGTAGTGTAATTCTCTTTGCCGGGCTGGCATACGCTGCAACCGTTTACATTTATTGAGTTCATAATTCAAGTAATTGTTTCGTTTTATCCACGTCTACAAAACTCGTCCACCCTGCTTTATGCAGCTTTATAGCTGCCTCTCTGATTGTGATTTTGCCACTCTTGACACTTTCTTTCAAAGATTCTAATACATTCTTCATTCTTAATTCATTTTTACGTTCAATCTTTCTTCACTCGTATAAGCCACTACAAGCCCTGTTTCATCATGCTGTATGGTGATGTACTTTTCACCCCTCTCTATAGTAGAGAAGTCATAAGGGGTTACCATCTTACCCAATACCTTGCCCAGTTGCTTCATCAGTGGGGCTTCAGGGCTGATAACTAAAACTAAATCTGTTTTCATAATCGTATATATTAAGCATTAATACCTATTGCGTTTCTCATAAAGTTGCCAGCCTGTTCTACAGACATATTCAGCTTCTTTTGAATCAGAAGAAGCATACAGCTTACTTGTTCTTTTGTGTTCAAATTGCCTTGTACAAACTCTGACATGATGAATTTCTCTATTGTTCTTTGTTTAATTACTGATGTTGCCATAATCGTATATCTTTTAATTGTTATTACTTTGTTTCTGATGATGCAAAGATAGTATATTATGTAACAAATAATACTATTTATATAGTTAATAAATTATAAATATATTATTTTACGTAACATATAATAATTATATAAGTATATTTGCATCATGGAAAAGGAAGATAAAAGAAGAGTTATACACGTAGAAATGAAAGCAACTGGTAAGCATAGGTACTTTGCTTCACCTGCTGCCATCTATGATGTATTTTCAAGTCAAGAACTTGGAATTGCCCGGCAGTCACTTCTTAACTACTGGCAAAAGACGGAAGAACCCTATGAAAATGCTATTTGTATTATCAGAAAAGGGGAGTTGGAACGAAAAAAGAAAATGAAATCAAATGAATGAACCGCAAATAACCATATCATTTAAAAATGTTAGAGATGCTTTTTATGTATATTGTGATATTATAAAAAGGCATGGAAAGGGAGCTACAGATACACCTATTGCAAGTTTTTATATTGGCAATGTTATACTAAGTTCACTTGCTTGCGAAATAGGGTTAAAGGCTCTACTTGTCTTTGAAAACAAACATTCTCATGGACATTATCTAAACGAATTATTCAACGAATTAAGCTCACAAATGCGAGAAAGCATAATACAATGTACCTCTTACGAGTTAGAATCTTTCAATAAAGCATTATCAGAGAACAAAGACCATTTTATTAAATGGAGATACTATTACGAAAGTCGCCAATTAGTGGCGAATTATGACTTCATTTTAAAACTGTTCTATTCTATTAAAGCACATTTAGATAAAATAAAGCCGGAGCACTAAACTCCGGCTCATTAATTGATTAGCCCTTTGATTCTTAACTGATTTACGATTTCGGTGTAAAGATACTCTATATCCCCACTGAAATCCCCATAATTTTGATAGAGAAACACGACATCAGCACAATTGTCGGAAATTGTGCTCTTGGACTGAACCCTAAGCACCCTTGACATCTCCTCACGTACCCCTGCTGTCATTTTTCCACCAGCAAGCGAGCTTGGAGAAAACAGATACAAGATGATGAAGATAAATTTTTTCCGCTGGGTCACACTGTCAATATTCGGCGGACATCCTCTCTCATTCAGCAACTCAACGAATATTTTGTAGATTTCATGGATAAGGCTTTTGTCTTTCAAAATCGGGGCGGTCAAGGCATTTTCTTCCTCTGAAAGTTCTGATTTCTCGATACGAATCTTTTTAAGACGAATGATTTTATTAAAATCCAGCTCCAT